GAAGCCATTTATCGTTCAGCCAAAGAAGCTGATTTAAATTTAAATGATCATTGTTTTTTTGACATGCTTTCTGATCATTTTCTCATAGAATACGGCCATATGAAGAGCAAGATATCCCATTACGTATTTAATAATTACGAAAAACCTGCAAATTACGATTTCATTGTTGATTTGGTAAAAGTATTGACAGAAATAAAAAATAGGAAGTTGAACATAGATCTTTCAGCTCTTAAAAATAGAAGGCATCAATTTAGGGTGCGCCAGTTTTTTAAGAGGATGAATAAGACAGCGCCTTATATCATTTATGATGCGTATGGAACCAAAACTGGGAGACTCACAGGAAAATCTTTTCCCATCCTCACAATGGACAAGAGCTATAGAAAAATACTCAAACCAGACAATGAGTGGTTTTTTGAGCTTGACTTTAATGCAGCCGAACTCCGCGTAATGTTGGGGCTTTTAGGGAAAGAACAACCAACACAAGACATACACGAATGGAATTTACAAAATATTTATAGCGGGAAAGGAACAAGAGAAGGTGCTAAAAAGAGAATATTTGCATGGCTTTACAACCCTAAATCTAAAGATCGCCTCTCTAATCGTTTTTATGATCGTGACACCCTCTTAAAGAAATACTGGGACGGTACTCACATAAAAACATGTTTTGATAGAACAATTGAAGCACCTGAACGAACGGCAGTAAACTATTTGGTCCAATCAACAGCCGCTGATCTCTTTTTAAGGCAAATGATCAAAATATGGGAAATGCTCAAAGATAAAAAATCTCATATTGCTTTCTGTTTGCACGACTCGTTGGTGATTGATTTTTCTAGCGAAGATGAATACATGATTAACGATATAAAAGAGGAATTTGCCAACACCCAATTCGGGGCATTCAAAGTTAATTCTTTTGGTGGCAAGAATTTTGGCGAGATGAAAAGGCTAAATCTTAATTAATGCAAACGATCATCGGACTAGGAGAAGCTGGTTGTAATATTGCAGATAAATTTTCGCAATACCCACAATACACAATATATAAGATAGACGTTGGTTTAAAAAAGGCGCCCCGATGTTATAATTTTTCCCAATATAACCACCCGGAAGAGTATGAAGAAAAGTGTCCGGATTTAAAACACTTTTTAAAAAATGTAAAAGATGATGTACTTTTTATTACGAGCTGTGGATTTATTTCAGCCGCCTCTTTAAAAATTTTAGAACAAATAAAAGATAAGTGTGAGATAAGCATCTTATATATTAGACCAGATTGTTCTCTTTTGCCTGAATTAAAATTATTGAATAATAATGTGTTGTTCCACATCTTTCAAGAGTACGCGAGATCTGCTGTGTTCCAACGAATTTATCTGATAGATAATGTGGCCCTCACTAAAATCATTGGCGATGTTCCACTTAGAGAGTATCATGACAGACTTAATGATCTTATTGTTTCCACCATCCACATGGTAAATGTATTTGAACGATCAGATTCTGAAATTAATACGTTCGCGGAACCCATTGAAACCACACGCATATCTACCTTTAGTTTTTTGATCTTGACATACCGCGCGAAAGAAGGTATTATTATGGAGTGCCTGAAGAAGTGCTTCAAACGGATGAGACTTTGTTAAAAAAGATTACAACACAGCTTAAAAATTTGAAGCAGTATGATAAAATGAAGGTGAGCTACGGCATCTATTCTACAAGCTACGACGAGGTATATGTTTATGGTCTGTTGAATAGTTCTGTAGTACAAAATGATAATTTTAGGCTTGACACAGAGCTTAATCTATGATATTATAATAATCAGCGGCGTGAGAGAGTTATCACGTTGACTATACCACTAAGGAGAAAATAAATTATGTCTATTGATCTAAAGAAAATGCGCGAGCGCAAAATTAATCTTGACAATCGAGGCGGCAGTAACAACCGCTTTTGGCGCCCTCAAGATGGCGAACAAACCATTCGGATTGTTCCCACTGCTGACGGTGACCCCTTCAAGGATTACTGGTTTCACTATAACGTAGGAAACAATCCTGGTTTCCTGAGTCCAAAGAGAAACTTTGGTGAGGATTGCCCTCTGGATTCCTTTGTGCGCCAGCTTTGGCAAGAAGGCACAGAGGAGAGCAAGCGAATGGCTAAAAAGCTTTCCGCTCGTCAGCGTTTCTTCGCTCCTGTCGTTGTGAGAAGCGAAGAGGATCAAGGCGTCCGTGTTTGGGGATTTGGTAAGCAAGTTTATGAAACCCTTCTTAATCTTGTTCTCAATCCTGAGTACGGTGATATCACTGATGCTGAAGCAGGAACAGATCTTGTTCTTACTTATGGTAAGCCAGCAGGAGCAACTTTTCCTGTAACGCAACTTACTCCCCGGCGACGAAGTTCCCCGCTTTGTGAAGAACCCGAAAAGTGTCGCGAGATGTTGGAAAATATTCCAGATTTTGATGATCTTTTCGATAATAGCCGCAAGACTTTTGCCGAAGTCCAGGCTATGCTAGACGAATTCCTTTTGGGCGATTCCGATCCAGAGGAGAATTCTACTGAGACCACCAAGTATAAAGGCGGCGAGAACAAATCCAGTTCCGTTGACCAAGCTTTTGCAGACCTCCTCGGTGGTTGATGGTTTGGAGAGGGGCGAAAGCCCCTCTCATTTTTAATATAAGGAGTAATAATGGCTAAGGCTAAGAAGAAAGTAGGAAGACTTTCTATCGCTGATATGCGCAAGCTTATCAACAAGAAAGCAGGAATGAATGTAGCACATAATTTAAATGAAGACAGTCCGACAATTGTAAAGGATTGGATACCAACTGGCGCAAGATGGCTTGACAGTATTATTTGTCGAGGGAAGTTGGCAGGGATTCCAATGGGAAAAATCGTAGAGATTGCCGGTTTAGAATCTACTGGTAAATCTTATATGGCAGCACAAATTGCTGCCAATGCGCAGAAGAGAGGTATTGATGTTGTTTATTTCGATTCGGAGTCTGCGATTGATCCAAACTTTTTAGAGCAAGCTGGTTGTAATGTAGACAACCTTTTATATGTTCAGGCAACATCTGTAGAATTTGTTTTAGAAACCATTGAGGAATTGCTTGGTACGAACGAAAATAGAATGCTCTTTATCTGGGATTCTCTGGCACTTACACCAGCAGTATCAGATGTCGAGGGAGATTTTAATCCGCAATCATCGATGGCAGTTAAGGCAAGAGTTCTGGCAAAAGGTATGTCTAAACTAACTGTACCGATTGCGAACAGTCAATCAACATTTCTTGTTTTAAATCAGCTTAAAACAAATATTACACGCTCTCCAGCGGAAACGATGACGACGCCTTATATGACTCCTGGCGGAAAAGCTATGATATACGCATATTCATTGCGCATATGGCTTACAGGTCGCAAAGCAAAAGCTTCTTTTGTTCTCGATGACAAAGGATTTCGCATCGGTTCAGAAGTAAAAGTTAAACTTGAAAAGTCTCGCTTTGGAACGCAAGGTCGTCAATGTAATTTTAAAATATTGTGGGGCGATGAGATTGGCGTTCAAGACGAAGAAAGTTGGCTGGATGCGATCAAGAGTTCAGAATCTCTTAAACAAGGTGGAGCTTGGTACGAGCTTTGTTATGGCGACGGAACTTGCGAAAAGTTTCAAGGTGCCACATGGACAGAGAAGCTTCAGGATGAAAAATTCAGAAATAGAGTTTTTGAGATTATGGATGAAGAAATCATTATGAAGTTTGATAAACGAATAGGCTCTGCCGAAACTTTCTACGAAGAGGAATAATCTCCTTTTAAATACTATTTAATATAGTCAAGGAGATTGTTCCATGAAACTAACTAAAACAAAACTAAAACAACTTATTAAAGAAACTCTTCTTGAGGGTGAATTTGACGAAGAAGAATTCCTCGCCACAGTACCACCAGGCGAAGAACTCAGCGTCGAAGACGACGAAGAAGAAAACTATGAAAAATTGGTCGATGCTCTGCATGATATTCTGCGGCATTTTTTAGATGAAGCTGGAATGGGAAACGACGAAGTTCAGCGCGCAGTAGAAGACGCTTTGGAGACTGAGTTAGGGTCAGATATGGGCAAGATTCTTGCACGAGGAGGGCAATTTTAAAATGAAACTAACCAAAACAAAACTAAAACAACTTATTAAAGAAGAATTGACAACAGCCATGACAGAGAGCTTGTGGCCTGGGCTCCCACGCTATGGCGAGGCTGACGCGCCGTACATCCCCAAAGCCCAAAAAAGTGACGACGCAGGTGGCGAAGACGACGAAGAGGAAATGACCGACGATGAAAAATTGGCCAAAGCTCTGCATGATATTCTGCGGCATTTTTTAGATGAAGTTGGA